CTCCGGTAGGATTAACGGCGGTACTTGCTACAGATCCAGCTACTGCACCCAATCCCGGTGCTGGTGTTGGGGCTAATCCCATCTAATTCTCCTTGTTATCTTGCGCGCCTAAATTGGGTGTTATTTGGGTAACCAAAACCAGTAAATCCTTCCACCCCTAATGTAAATGTAGTTCGTTTAGTATACAAATCTTTCCCAGGTCCATCTTGTGGATTTTCCTCAAAATACGGGGATTGTTCTAAACGACCTTCTTCGTCTAATCTATAGTTATATGTAATATCGATATCAATAGCATTTGCTTGACCATCTTGGTTTGCCTTGATATCAATATTTTCAATTTCCACCGCTGGTGGAAGATTGACATCTAATTGATTTGCTATATGATTTCGGATCGCTACGATCGTCACCCAATCCAATTGTTCAAAGATAAACGAAGTCAAATTCACCCCGAAATCCGGAGCATGTCTCAATGATCCTAGCTGGGTGCATAATACATTTTTGATCATATTATGAACGATACTTGGCCCCGCAATAGAATCTTGGTCGTTGATAAAATCTTTGTTAAATTGGTAAGTTTTTCTACGTGCATCATACTCTTCGAAAATGGAGCGATCGCTCAAAATTCGAATATCTCGAACCGTTAAACAACTTTGGGGTATCTGAGGTTTGTAGAGACCCCCATCAATCGCGTTTACTCGAGAATTTAATGTGTTAAAAGTGTTATTAATATTATCTAAAGCATTATGATTCATTTATTGCTCCTGCGAATCGTTAACCCTGGTAACCACCAGCGGCTTTATTACCATTCAATGTAATAGCTCGGTTAGGATCTGTATCCCCGATATTCATATTGACTTCCGTTACGGATTGAGCTACACCAGATACCATTCCGGAAACTCCAGAAATTACCGTTTTATCCATCATAGACGAAATCTTCACGGCTTCCGCGACCGCGGATTCTTTGACAATTCGCAATTCTTCGGATTTTCGGTTAACGATACTAGTACTAGAATTTACCATTGGAGAAACCGGAGAACCCAAAGCATTTATAGCTTCTTGTACCGTCATTTCCCCTTTCATAATTTTGTCGTTGTAGTAACTAAAACTTTTATGATTGTGATATTCATTATAGAATCTATCATACATTGGACCTAAAGGATTACCTTTATTATCCAACATTTGAACTTCCCCTACCGTAACACCAGAGCTATCCGGTTTGGTTAAAACGCTGTTAGTCATCGACATCAACGGAGAGTTTAACACCCCACCAGCAATCGAACTCGCCCCAGCCGCCGCGGTAGCGGAGTAACTGGAAGAATTCGAAGTGTTGTTAGCAGCAGAATCTGTACTGATACCGCTTTCAATCAAAGACTCGATATATTGTCCAGCGCTCTTACCATCTGTGTTACCTAAAGCTAAACTAATTAATCCACCAGAAGCTTCATCCAATAAGTTAACCCCGAAAGAAGTCAAACTATCCGATTTCTTCGCCGCGGAATAAGCATCATAAGCTAACAAACCCCAACCAATAATAGGGAAGGCTTTGCTGGCTACTTTACCTAATGCCCCGCTTACCGCTTTGGCAATTCCTTTAGAACCGGTTTTCTCTAACGAAGGAATGATTTTCTTTTTGACGCTTTCAATCGCTTCCTTACCTTTTTGTAACCAACCTTTCTCGTTGCCTTTGGATTTCGCGGCTTTTTGAACTTGCGATTTAGCATTATTGGAAGCTTGTTTGCCAGCTTTCCCGGTCTTAGCATCCGCTTTAGCTTTCGGTTCTGGAGCTTTCCCGGTTTTGGATTTTGGCTTAACTGCAGATTGGACTTTTGCTTTGATTTTGCGCCACGCATCACCTAGCATATCTCCAAGTTTTGCAAGACCTTTCAGGGCAAATTTTGCAATCTTAGATCCTACTTTGAAGATCATCCCGCCGATAAATTTGACCGCTTTGAAAGCCATCTTCCCAACAGCAACCCCAACTTTGGCTACTTTTTTGATTAACCAACCCGCAATCTTAAATGGAATTTTACCAATCCATCCTACTACTTTGAGAACTTTTCCTACAACCGTAGAAATTAAGCCGCCTACTACCCCAGAGATCATAGAGGTGATGCCACCTAAGATCATCGGTAATAGATTTTTAAGGTTAAGCATATTGCTCATCAAACCCTGCAACATATCAAAACCGGATTTGGCTTTGTCTTTGACGGTAGAGATCGCATTTTTGGTAGCTTGCAATCCTCCAACTAATTTGGATTTTGCTTTACCTACAATTCCGCGTTTCTTAATACTGGTATCTTGCTCATCGATTAAATCTTCTTGCATGCGCTTGATAGATTTAGCGATACGCTCTAAAGTATCCGTTCTGCGGGAATAAAGTTTGATGAATTGTTTAGAGGGAACCTTTAGAACTTCCAGATTTGAGCTCGTCAACGACCTTCGCCGCATCCTTCTCTTCGTACTTTTCCAAGTATGCTTGGAGCTCCGTAAGAGTTTTGTTGATCTCTTTCGGGGAACTTTTCGAAGTGATTTTGCCTTTAAAGGTGTCGAGTTTTTGAGCCATTAGGTGTTTCGGTTACCGAGAATTTGATGTTTGATTTACATTAATATTTAATAAAACAAAACTCCCAAATTTACACTTCCGTGTAGACGTGGGAGTATGGGGAGTTTTTGTAGTATTTGAAGAAATTTGCGATCATCGCGCAATTCGCGTTACGCGATGAAGTTCCCGGTACGGGTGTTATA